AGTGGTTCCGGCGATTTGCTGCAAAAACTCAGCTGTCATGTAGGTTTGGTCTAGTTTACCTAAATTTTTATTGATGTCACTAACGGACATTTGACCTTTATCTATCTTATCTGCCAACTGTGATTCAACTGAAACAAGCCTTGTCGGATATGTTGCGTCAAGATTGTTTGCTCTGTCTATGAAATCTTGTTCGACATCATCTATGCGTCCGTTCCAACTTTGAACCTCTACCAAAGCGCTTGCCAAGGCAGTAAAAACATTGCTGCTCTCAATGGCTGTATCATCACCAACAGTAGCCTCTACATTGATTTTTATGTTTCTGCTACCAATTACACTGCCACTATCAATGATCTGGATAAACGCATCAACTTTACCCTTCCTGAGCATATTCGTTGGATAGGTGACTTTATACAAGCCTTTTGTAAGATCAATAGATTCAAACGGATCTAACCCTTGCACCCCTGCAACAGTAGTATGCGCCCACTTTAAATTTAAAGTGATGCCTGTCGTATCCTTTAGCAATCCATTTTCAGTTAAGGTAACTAATAACCCACGGCCGTTTGCATCACCTTCTTTTGCAATATAATCGCCGTATACTTGAGTGTTTACTGAGTCGATTTTAAGCGGCTGGTAGTAAAAGTTATTTGATAAGATTGACATTAAATCACTCCTTTACTCGTAAGTATTTCCTTCAAATCAGCCAACTCTTGTTTCGTAGTAGCTAATTCTGTTTCGCTTGCTTTTACTCTCGCAACTAACTGCTGTATTGCCAATGTATTAAGATTTATTTGCTTTCCGCTATCTACACTTAAGTAATTGCTGTTCTGATCCATTACTTGAAGACAAGGCGCGTATTGTGCTTCCATACCAAATTGCAATCCATCCGGCTTTGTTTTGTTGTATGGGTTTTCTTTATCCCATTCAAATTCGATAAAGCGCATTTTCTCGATGGCTGCAATTGCATCTAGTTCGGTCGTCACCGGGTTTTTCTTCAAACGGATATCAGACTGATTTGTTATCGTATTTCCATTCATGTTTAAATTTTGAAACGATATATTTTCTCCGGTCCTAACTTCAAATCTTCCGGTTGTAGTTACTCCATCACCGTTTAAAATCCCCATCGAAACACCAGCAACTGAACCCAGTAATAACATTTGATTTGACCCATTAAATATTACTGACCCTTGAGTACCAGAATTATTTGTTGTTAACCTGATTTTACCGCCGCCGTATATTTCCCCAGCATTCCAAATGGTATGGTTTTTCATATCCAAACTACTATTCAGCGCTAGCGGAACAAGAATATTAAGTAAATCATATAATTCTTCAAGACGCATAAACGGCGTATAACTTCCGGTTTCAGCCGTTGCTTTTCTTCCAAATGTCATCTGTTTCTGATAGTCAGCACCAATCAACATACCGTTTACTGTATTATCAGAAAGGTTATAGCCCATACCAATCCAACCGGAATCTTCAGCGTATTTGTTTACAAAACTGATGCCACCTTTTCTCATATAAGTTTTTTCGCCGTTGTCATTTTCCACCCATAAGCCACTGGCATCAATACCCACTTGCGTATTAATGTTATTCCAGCCAAGCTTTATCAACTCGGCATTGAGGACACCAACATCAATAAAATCAGCTACAAAATGTCCGTCATTCGTTATTGCAGTACGATAAGGACCAGCATAACCAGTTCCGCTATATCCAAGGCCATTTAGATTCCATCGCCAAATCTTTACAGCCGTTGTAATATCTTCAGTATCCATGATCAAAAGTTCACCATTACGCTTGAGTACATATCCACCTAAAGCTGTATTGAGCAATCCTGTCGCTCTGTCGATACTGGCTTCCAGATTAGATATTTCAACTTGCTTAATTGCATCAATTTGCGATTGCAGATTTCCATAGCCGGACCCTGATAAGGTTTGCTTTATGGATCCTAAAGATATTTTTGTGTATTTCTTCTGTATAGGATCGTATTCATAGCTGATCACTTTTGCAGTTAGATCGATATCTTCTTTAATGTGACGCACCTTGACCGTATCGCCAATATAAATTGTCTGCAAGGCTGCATACTTTTTATATTCATTCGTATTCATCAGGCGGACAAATTGCACATCATATGTCGCCGTTGGCCTATCTATTTCAGCCTGTGAGTATTCCAACCCTACTAATCTTCTTAATTCGGCGTATGCATCTTCTAAAGGTAGTGCATCTTCATCGTCTGCATAATCTCCAATAGCCGCTTTTATGTCCTTATATTCGATTTCCCGAACTTTTGGATAAGGATAGTTACTTATAAGCGGACTGTCTATAAACTTCTCAGGCAGTTCCAATCCATCAAATCCGATTGGTTTAATCCGGGTAACAACAGTTGTCCAATCAATCGTTGCATCAAATCCCTCTAAGTCTTTCCGGTATTCGATTATTACGTTACGATCCTCGCCTATGTGATTAAGCATTCGAATTTGGAAATTGTCCCGGTCAATCTCGCCGCCCCATCTACTGATAAAGGTATTGTCCTTCGAATCATTCAGGAACGCTTCAGCGGCATTCATCCCTACAATCCTCGCAGTTGCCTGAGTTGCTATGTCAGAAACAAATTCAAAACTATGAAGATAGTTAGTCGCTCCAAGAATTTGAACCCCGGCAGCAGTTCCGGATTTATCAACTACGTTAGTATCATCGATATAGTTAAAACTCAAATCATAAAAGATATGATAGGCAGTTACATTCCGATAACCCATAACAGGCTCTTCTTTATGAATCCTGAATAACTGATAGCCCTTCGGAGTCATTACCTTGATAATGTGTTCACCCTTCACATAAATCGCTCTAGGAGCAAATATAGGGTATTTAAATTTAAAGGCATAAATTCCGTTCAAGTCTTGCATGACTAATGGATCAATAATATTTTTATCCAGACTGCCTAAACCATTTCTGGTAAATTCAGTTTCATCAGGTCTATAAATTGAAATCATATGAATCGCCACCGCCCATCAATTTCTACGCTTGTAACGGTACCAGTCCATGAAATTGTATTGTTTCCTAGTTCAAAAAATGGGAAATCTCCGGCCATTCCATTTTCTAGTGGCAGCAAATCTTTATGATATTCCATGTCCTGCGTATCAATCTCAACATAGCCCACAACATCATATAAATAAATATTCTGACTGTTTATAGTCAGCGTGATATCTCCACTACCATTAACTTTTATGTAAGGCTCAGATGCATAGGTCCCTCTATTGAGGATTGTTTGACCTGATTCAGTTACTTCAAATGTGCTAAACAGGTTATATGTAAACGGATCGCATCTATAAGTAACTGTAAAGTACCCATATTCCGCAATTTGATTATCCGTTTCATTGATACTGATATGCTTTATCTTGTAGTAAACGTCATCATCGCTAAATCTGAGTGTTTTTTTTCCAAAAAAATAGCCCCTCAATTGACGAATGAGAGGCTTAACATTGAAGTCTTCCAAGACATTGTACTCAACAGAAAATTCGATGTCGTCAAAGGCATCTTCTTCTATGAGCGAACCATGGCGGCCCTTTATGTCGTGTGCTTCGTATCTTAGTTCAGGAGCAGGGATATCCGGTCTGTTAGCGACACATGCTCCATATTCTGATGTTGGGTACTGATCCAAAATAGTATCAAGCATTATTGTCGTCTCCCTCTTCCGAATAGTACTTCATTGTTCTTTTTAGCAAGGTTTGCATCTATTCTGTCTGTCATTCTGTCAACATCATAATCTGAGTTAACAGTTGCATATACATTGATATTAACGGTACTTGCTTGTACGGCATCCCGACTGGACAGCGCATCCATCAGTTGATTATTTGCACTTACGATACCTAACCCGATATCGCCTAGCACTTTTTTATTCAGCGGTAGGATAGCTTCTTTTCCAGCTTCGCCACCGATCATCATATTACCGCCGTTCATGCCAAAGATTGTAGCGGCATCCATGATACCACCAGCAGCATAGAAATCGAATCCGGTTGGATATGTAAAGGTCTTGCCTAAGATGGTTTTTGATGCTGTGTTCAGTTTAATTTTAGGCAATGAAGGTAAACTTATTTCAGGTATCTTCAGTTTCATGTTTGTAAAGAAACTTTTAATCCCCTCTACAAAACCACCAATTTTATCTTTAGCACCGCCGATGGTTGAAGTAATTGCATTCCAGGTTGTAGTAGCACTGCTTGAAATGTTATTCCAGATGTTCACTAAATCCTGCTTGTCATTAGCCCATTGGTTTGAAATTCTACTTCCGGCAGTGCTTAAAATAGTTTCAATCTCAGTCCAATCGGATGACGCAGCAGATTTCAAAGTTGCCCAAATATTTTGAAGGTCAGCAACGTCACTGGCCCACTGTTCACTTATTTTATCTCCGGCAATTCCTAGTAGCGTTTGTATTTCTGCCCAATCTTCGGCCGCTGCTACTTTTATTTCGTCCCAGTGTGTCATGATCAGTATTCCTAAACCAATAGCTGTAGCAATAGCCAGCCCCCAAGGACCGAAAATAAAACTGGAAAGCCCTGGTATTATTTCAGCCATGAGTTTAAATCCACCAATTAAATCAGCTATACTGCCGACAATTGAACCCATAATGATAAGAGCAGGACCCGCACCTAGCGCGACAGCACCCATTCCAAGAATAAAATTCTGAGAACTATCAGGAAGTCCGTTGAATCCATCGATTATATCCGTAATGTAACCGGAAAAATCTTCTAAGAATGGTTGAGCTTCACCGATCATGTCAATGATTCCCTCACCTACAGGCATAAATGAATCTGCTAGATCCCGAAGCATAGCTGTTCGTTCAGTACCAAATGCGCTTTCGAAAGCAGAAACAACTGTATCTGTTGCGCCTGTTACTTCTCCGTATGAATCTCCTACTTGCCCCATAGCTTCGACTATTTTATATCCGGCATCCTCACCAAGAGAACCCCAAATTTCTGTAAGTGCAAGTTGTTTAGCCTGTGGGTCTTCGATTCCTGCTAGATTTTGCGCCATCTTTTGAAATAGCACATCATTTGATTCTCCACTGGCTTCCCATGTATCATAAATATCTTTCCATGATCCACCGAGTTCTTCAACGGCCGTCTTTATTGTTCCGTCTCCGATACGAATACCAAACTCTTTTACCAGGTCATTTACTTTATCTAGATTATAGGCTCCGCCATCTAGCCCAGCTTGGAGGATTGCAAACATCTCTTCAGCAGAATAACCATTCTCTTCGAATAGCGTTGCATATTCAGCAAGGTTATCTCCTAACTCATCTGTTTTGTTAAGGCCATTTTGAGCGCCTACAGTGATGAAGTCAAAAGCTTCTTCCGCAGTCATTCCATATGTACCCATTAACGAGTTGACACCTCGGAGTGTTTCCGTCATATCCATGCCCATGGTATTTTCAAGAATGATTGCTTTTTTCGTTATGTTTTCTAATTCATCAGGTTGCAAGCCTGATAACTGCTCATCTACTTCGGCAATCGCAATAGCTATATCATCATACGTTTCGCCATAACCAGCTTTATAGATGTCTTCGGCAATGGCCTGAAACTCTTCCATTTCCTTATTTGAGGCACCTGTATTTGCCTGAATTTTATTCATTGCTTCTTCATAGCTTGTGGCTAACTCAGTTGCAGCAGTTGCCACTGCAACAACAGGAGCAGTCAAACCAACAGATAATACTTTACCTGCATTAGCTGCACCATCAGCAGCATTTTTTATTCTATCGCCCATCTTTTCAAACTTGTCGCCAGTTTCCTTTGCAGCTGTGCCTAATTGATCTGTTTCTGTTTCGGCTGCATTTAAATCTGACTTAGAGGCCTGAAGCTTTTTATTTGTATCATCAATGGCATTCTTGAGATATTCTTCCGATCGCTTTGCATCCAACAATTTGTCATTCCATGCCTTAGCTTCTGCTGAGTTTTCGCCCATCATTTTTTTCGCATTTTCTAAAGCTTTAGCTGTCTTTGTTGTTTTATCCGCTGCTAATTCAAGTTGTTTTTCCAAGTTGCTAAGGCTTGCTTCTAGTTTGTCCGTATCACTAGCCGTGTTTTTCATCTGTTCTGACTGCAATTTAAACTCTTTATTCAGCGTTTTGACATCTGAATTTATTTCTGTAATACCCTTGTTAAAGTCCTGATTGACAACCTTGTAAGAAACTTTGATTTCTTTTTGATTATTTGCCAATTACTCACCTCCTCACTTGATCGGATTATTCCTGTAATTCTCAATTGCTATTTTGTTACGCGCTAAATTATTGAGCGTTTCAACGTCAGAATTGATTACCAGGTCATAATCAAATCCAATATAAAAAACGTAGAAGCTTATTAGGTCATCTACGTTTTCAATCTCTATTGTTGGAGACTTTAATTTACTTACTTTTTTGTTTTATCAGTTTTCCTCTCGAAGGCCTCAGCAAATTTCTTTCCTATGGTCCGGCCACCGAACAACTCCATATAGATTTGTTGGTAGAAAACACTGTCCACTTCAAGTAATTCTTGGAACTCTTCAAGAGACATCTGATCTTCTTCATTCGCATTGTAGTATGCGATATAGACCGCCTGAGATGAAACCTCTTGCTGATCAAAATAATCCAAGTCCTTTTTCGGAGTATTTGAAATAGAAGCCAATAACTCTTTCGAGAATAATTTGGTATCTTTTAATTTTTTCATGCGGCCAATGGTCAAGGTTGTATTTAAAATAACCGCCTGACCATCAGATAGAATTAACGTATGTTCAGCCATCAGGTACCTCCTATGGTCCTACTACTAATTTCACCAAGTCTGGAGTAAATGTTGTATGCCATGTTTCAACCAGAGTCGGATCTGTAGTTTCGCTAGTGAATGCTTCGTAATAGAAGAAGCCGTTGTCGTCTTTAAATGCTGAGAATGTCAATTCAGTTAAAGCAATTTCTTCAATACCGTTTTCGATATTTTGAATGAATCCAGTAGTGAACTGCATATTAGGATAAGCCATCAACTTTGTTTCTGTTTCTTCAAGGTTCAATGCATCAAATGTGATAACCCCTTTACCAGGATTAGATGATTTACCTAACCCAAATACTCCCACCTTCAAGCCTTCGTTTGTTAATCCGAAAACACTTCTTAATACTGCAAGTTCAACGTGAGCTGATACTGTTACATTTAGCTTAGTGATCTTTGTGACCTCTTTAACGGTGTCACCCTCGCAAATTTTTACAATTGTTCTTAATTCAGATTCTGTAGAAACAGTACCTAAACAACCAAACCTTTTAACCGTGCCCAAAACCCCTGCTGATTCAAAACGGACATTCGCATTGGTTACTTTATAGATATCAAAATCTGTTACATCTGGCATAAATTACATCTCCTTTTCATTTTCCTATGATGTTATGCGCTTCATCCAGCGCTGCTAATAGTTGTTCGAATATTTCCGGATTGGATTGCTCCATCCCTTTTTCAAAAAAGCGTTGAGCAATTGGATTGCTGCTGCCTCGTCCCTCATTCGGGAATACTAAGTAACCGAATGACCCTTTATTCTTAGCCGCTCCACCTTTTGTTTTAATCTCAAAACCAAGGTTAATCATCGTATCTTTTAAAGGCTTCGAACTTTTAGCGTGCTTTTTATCAACTTTTGATACTGGTGTAAAATCAATAATCTTCTGCATCATAAGCTGTGAACCGCCGCCGTGAAGAACCTTATTAGCAAGTTCTTCAGATAGCTTTGGTATTTTTGCCATTGCATCAAACAACTTCATTGATTGCTCATGGTCCAGTTCGTATTTTATTGGCATATGATCAGCGCCTGATGGAAATAAAATGTGCTGAGTTTGGCTTCTTGTTCCGTACTCGCTATTTTTCCAAATTCATACTCTGTGTTTCTGAATCGCAAACCGCATTTAGGCAGTTCTAAAATCAACGCAAATTCATCAATTTCAGCATCTTCTTTCGTTACAAACATAAGAATGAAATCTCTCAGGAATTGATTCGCTCCTGAATCAGCTTTTCTAATTGGCCCTTTCTCGTAATAAAGAAAGAATGATTCATTTGCATCCAGTTCATCCTTTTGAATATCTGTACCGAATACCGGAAATCCCGTAATGCCTTCAATTGTCGTTTTTATCTTTTCAAGATCAAGCGTCTTGCTCAATGAACTCACCTACTTCTGACAAGTACCAGTACATGTATCGCTTGTCGTTATCAACGTCAATAGCTGTAATGTTATACAATCTGCTTTTCAGCAAGACTTGATGTGTTTTTGTGGCGGTAGGTATGTAATAGGATTTAACCTTCAATTCGATTTGCTGATCAGAGGTGTTGTATAAATCAAAGTCAGACTGTCGGATAGTCTTATAACTAAAGAACATATCACCAGTCTTGGCAAATACTTGCCCGATTTTCTTACCGCTTGCATCTCGTTTTGTTTCCACCTTGCCAAAAAACAACCGCCCATCATTCAAGCGGTCCTCATCTACATACTTCATACCAGGAGAAAAGATCATGGGTTATTCCTCCTAAATGTTACGGCATTTTTAAGCTGTAATTTCAGCAAATCCGATCGGTAATGCTGTTCAAAATACATGCCTGAGCCGCTCCAATTATATCGGCAATAGTTTTTGAGCAAATAAAAAGCTAGTCCTACTGTCGTGAAATCAGTAGGACCAGCAATGCCTTCTATGTAGTCTTTGCCTTCGGCGATCATGTCTTTGATGTCATCGTCTTGATAATCCCAAGTGACGCGCAAATGGTCCTTAATCTTCGTTAATACCACTCCATCATTCATACATCAATCACCCCGAATCTTTTATTAAACGATTGTCAAAGTAGCAACTGCGATTACAGTGTTATCCTCAACAGATGTAGCAGTGATTACCACTTTGTCACCAACAGTAGCTGTAGCAGTTACAACAGTAGCCAAACCATCAGTATCAATAGTTGCAATAGTTGTATCACTAGATGTCCATGTTACGCCCTCAGTAGATCCTAGGACTGTTGCCACAAATTGTTTAGTTCCTGTAGTTGTAGCAGTTGCATTCTTAGGAGTAATTTCAACTGTAATATTACCTTCCAACGTTGGGACAGTTGCCCCAGCAATACCGGAAATGTCAGCAATAAAGAACGCATTGACGTTTTTCGCAATACCATTACCGAAGAATTTAGCAATATACAAGTCCATGTCTTCAATGGCCAATGTTTGATCATACGCTTTAATTTCAACTTCGCCAGCTACACCTAAGAAGTAATTTTCAGGAACTCCGAAGATAGCTCTATCTACAGGCACCGCGTGAGATTGGATAATTTCATCACCAGTAGGTAGACCAGTAACAACCCAAGCGCCATTTGCATCACGTACAGCCAATTTAGGGAATACTTTAGCCCAATAGGTTTGAGGATTTACAATCATCGCTACACGGCCATTATCAGTTCTTGCTTCGGATAATGCTGCGTGAATCCCTGCCAATGTAGTTGGTGTGATATCATCCATATCGATCAAGGCTTTTGCTGGGTACACACCATCAACAGAACCGCTTAATTTACGAGTCATACCGATTGGTTTATTTTTACCGTCACCATTCACAATCGCTGATTCCAAAGTGAGTTGCATTACTTCTTGCAATGTCGTAATGACAAATTGTGCTAACCAGTTAGGACCTAGTTTAAAGAACCCTTTAGGAACAGCAATGTAGCCACTTAACTTAGATGCTTCTAAATTGATTGTGCGGAATGCTTGCAATAGGATTTTACGGATATCATCTGGAACTTCACCCCAGAAGGCAGTTTCTTGAGTAGGATCTGCATAAACATATTTCATCAAAGCGCCAGTAGCAACTGCATTTACACGAGAAATTAGAGGGTGCTCAGTAGTAAGGTTCTTGAATACATCCGCAATGATTGTCATAGGGAACGTTTCTGTAATACCATCAAACGTTTGTTTTTCAACAACAGCATTGAAGTATTTCTTTTCTTTAGATACCAAAGCGCGTTGCAAACCGCGTTCAGACAAGATGCGCTCATCGTTATAATCGTTATTGTAGCGCTCCATAACTTGCTCAGCTTCTGCGGCAACAGATGATTGAATCCCTTCAATCAAGTTTTCGAACGCAAGTAGTTGTTCTTCGGATGTACCGCTTTGCAAAGCTACTGCCACCGCTTGCCGTTGTTCAGTTAAAGTTGATTTCAATTTATCAAAGTTTTTCATTTATTTTACCTCCAAAATTTTTAGTAGATTTTGTGCGAATGTGTTTTGTGGTACTTCTGGTTTAGTTTCTTCAGGTGTTTCAACCGTATTTGTAACTGCCGGAACTGCTTGAGCGGCGAACTTTTTGATTAGCGCGGCTTTTGCGTTTGGCTCATCGTCATCTGATACTTGACCATCGATCTTATCAGCAAGCCCAAATAGGACCGCTTCATCTGCTGTCAGATAGGTTTCCTCATCCAATAAAGTTTTTAATTCATCTTCCGTGCCTTTAAAGCGGTTCATGTATGACTTTTCAAGACTTGTTTGCGCCTTATCCAAATCATCAGCCGTTTTACGCAATTCTTTTGCATTACCCATCGTATAAGTCCATGGGTTATGAATCATCATCTGTGCATCACTAGGCATAACAATATGATCACCAGCCATTGCAATAACGGATGCTGCACTTGCTGCAATCCCATCGATATACACGTTGATTTTTTCCGGACGATTCAAAAGGAAATTCTTAATCGCAATCCCTTCGAATAAGTCGCCACCGTATGAGTTGATATGCACATTAATTTCATTGCCTACAACATCACCAAGCGCGTATTTAATACCGTTCAGATAAACGCTATATCCGACTGTTCCATACATAAACAATTCGATGGTGCCTTCTGCTTCGTTTTTAATTTCTAATTTATTTTCAATTGGATTCTTCTTCATGAGTTCGTTCAATTTCACTGTTTTACTCACCACCTTTCAATTCAGATTGTTCTGCATAGTTCTTTGTAACGTAATACGCGGTAGATTCTTTGGTATTCAACGGCTCTTCTCCTTGCATTTCAAGGATGCCATCCTGATTGATGCCGCCAACGCGGAATAGCGCTTCTGCATCGGATGCCGTTTTGATAAGCGTATGAATCATGATTGTTTGCGTTCTTACAACGAGTTTGGTCCCGCTTGATACTTCCTTCTGCCCATATATCTTTCGATTGAATTCCGATTGAATTTCATTGACAAATGGCCTTACGCAGAAATTGACATAGTTATCTCGCATAGCTTCAACGTCCGCGACATCCCCTTTAATCAATCCGCGGGGGATCCCGAATGCATCAGCAGCGATGTTAATAAAATCTTGAAAAACTTCTGTAATATCCCTTGTCGTACTGGCACCGCTCTTCGTATTACCAGGAGTTTGAATAGGGTTTGCGATAGCTAATCCCTTTTCCATTGGCATAACCGCATCAGAATCACTCAGGAACGATTTAAACCGATTCTGAAAAATATCGTCAAGAATAGTATCTGCTTCAACTTTCCCTGTTTCTGGATCAATAGTCTGATGCAATTGATCAAATACGGAATCAATTTCAAGTACAATCTTCATGGCATTGCTTCGGTTGTAATTCCGCATGGTTCCGGCCAACAGTTTTCCATAGTCGGAATAAATAGAATCCAGTAATTTTTCAACCTTTGAATTATTCAATTTGATCCGAATAACTTCTGATTCTTTATAGGTTTTGCTATCCAAATAATTTCCCGGCAGCATGACGGATCTATATACGTTTTCTACAAATGATTTTTCTTCGACAATAAAACTTTCAGCAACAATAAAATCGCCTTCTCTTGTCTGAATAATAAGCGCGCCATCATCTTCAACAGCCTTTGAAACAACCTGATACCAAAAATCGACATTGTTTTGATTCTTGTTCGGCTCATAATTAAGCTTCCACCAGTTATGCCCTTTATGCCTTTTGCTTTTCTCATACGTTCTGAAATCACATAATGAGATTGAATTTGCAATCCAGTTAATACATATTTGCATTGCGTATTTTTTATAAATATAATTGGTCCTCGCCTCCGACAACATGACCTCATATTGCTTCTGCGTTGATTTGCTTGGAGTGATAAACCAATTGAAAAACGTTTCTTTAATGCTCATTTCACACCCCCCTTCCCTGTATACACACGGCCGCTATCCTAACGGCTGGAGATAGTATGGATCACCTCACGTTTCCGGCATATCGCCAACAATCGTTTATTCATGTGAAATCCCTCCTAGTAAGTGTGCGTCCTCAGCTTTCTGTTGTATTTCGCTTGTGTTCCTGTCAATGACTCTCTGAATTGAAGAGCATGGACCAATGCAAAAAAGCCGTCTGTTTTTCGCAGCTTCGGCTCAATCTTTTCAAAGGTAACGTTCCCTTTGCCATCTATTTTTTTGTATGTATTGTTTGTATACCACCTCATTACGAAATCACCTGGCATGTAAGCTATATCGCCATAGCTATATAAATCATCAACGATAGGTGATAGAATCGTGTGCGTTTTCGACCCGCTCCTGGCGATTTCCAATTTATCGAATCCATATTCCAAGAATTTTTCTCTTAGATAATTGATCCGATACATATCGCTTACTATCGTTTTGATTTGATACTTCTTCGCTTGCTCCATAAACCATCCAGCAATATCTTCAGGTCTATTGGTTTCGGTATGAAGGATGGTAATCAATCCCTCTTTAACTCCTTGATCAATAGGAATCCTGTAGTTCCTGCCTTCTAAAGCCCTTGCATTTATGAACGTATGATGTAACCAGTAATACTTTTTATCGACCTTGAATAATAAGCCGACACCTACAAAGTCAAGCGTGTCTGCATAGTCGATAGCGCCAATACATTCTCGCCCTCTTAAATCAGGGATCTCATGTTTACAAGCGCCCATAATCTTTTCCCATGGAACAATGGCCTCGTTTGAAGCACTCATAGGAATGTTCATTCGTTTGGTCATAAACTCTATTTTGGCTTGCGGCCTATCTTCAAACTTTTCGAACTCACCAATCATTTCGATACGCAGACTTGGGAAGTATCGGATAGATGGATTTGCCTTCTCCCACATATCCATGTCATTAACTTCTTCAGCTGCATCCAGTTTGCAGATAAAAGGAAATGTCCTTCGGTTCGGCCGTTCACCTTGCAGGATCATCTGTGACTCTAATTTCAAATCATCAAGGAATCCATCTCTGTCATATCCATCGGTTGTGAAGTAGAATCTTCTCGGATTCGGCTTCTTACCTAACCCGGATGTAAATACCTTCACGCTGTCCTCATTCGGATAAGCATGTATTTCATCAAAAATAACGGCACCTTGTCGGCCACCGTCTTTTGTTTTTGCGTTATTGGTCCGATACCGCAGCATGGAGTTCGTCTTTTTAAATACGATCTTCTCTCTTGTGTACCGGAAATATTGTTTGTACTTCTTCTGATTGCTTTCAAGGATATCCCAAATCTCAGTAAATGATTCTTTGGCTTGGTCCTCGCTTGTGGCCACAATATCAACATGGTATTTTGATATGCCTTGTTTAGTTGTAAGCCACCATTCAATAACGGACATGAATGCGGTTTTACCACCGCCCCGGCCCATCATGACTAAAAACTCATTGAATACAGGAGTGCCATCTTTGAAGAATACACCTGTTACAAATGCGAATATAAATTTTTCCCACGGTAATAACTTAAATGGGAAATGCCTCTCAACATTTTTTATTGCTGCATCGATTACCTCGGACATAATCACGACATTCTCATCATCAAGCTTTTCTTTAACAAAGCTGAGTAGCTGATGGATTTCTTTCGATGCCTTGACTTCTCCTGATTCGATCATGCGAATATAGGTATCAATGTTTATGTCATATTTTGGATCAGTTACTATCGGTGTTTGGGGGATAGTATAGATTATGGAGATTTTCGGCTGATCAGAACTCCTCGTCTTCATCTTCATCTACTGGCAAATCTCGCACGTTGATTTCTAATTGCGATAGGATTTTAAGCATCTGAGTATTCGTCTTGTGCAGTTCGCCAATGGATTCGTTTTTCTTGAAGCCACTTTGACCGCCGCCATTGTTGTATTTAACAGATACTCCTCGCGCCTTGACATCAGCAATCAAACTGTTCTTAATGGTCCACAATTCCATGTAGTCCTCCACTAAGTCATAGAAATACAGCCCAACTACCCCCATGTCCTCCAATTGCTGCCGAAGTTCGTTTCTGATTTTGTTTCGTTTTGTCTCAGCCATCCACCCACCCCCCTCACGCGCGTTTTTATTTTTCTCCTCAGTCCTGAATCCTCCCCGTTGTTCGGGTCCTTAAAAAAATTTGCATTTGATTTGACCCGGGGGCCTTTTACCAGCGTTCTTCGTTGGTAAATCGTTCATTTATATTTTTATTTAACTTTTCTGGATGTAACTTATTGTGACATGCATTGCATTCGCATTCTAAGTTGCTCAGCGTTAATGCTAACTCAGGTTGCCGCCTCACCTCTACGATATGATGAACCATCTCAGCCAATCCGAAACCACCAGCGCGCTTGCAACTCATGCACTCATTGTGATCGCGGTCCTTTGCGTAGCTTCGGATTGTCCGCCACTCTTTCGATTTATAAAACTTAATTAGTTCATCCTTGATGACCAGTTCCCTTATCCATCTGAGTATCTCAGGTGTCATCAGGTTCATGCTTATTCCCTCCGAATAAATCGAGTACATTACAACTATTACGCATTACTTTTATTCTTTATCGATATAGTAGAAATTAGGTGATTCCATTTTTATTTCTGGATTTCTTTTCAAACACATATCATCGTCATAAGCCTCGTTATAATATTTAACTTTAGCTGCAATGTTAGCATTTGGATTAATAATGATTTCATTTTCAGGCATATCAGGTGTTTTGATTTCTACTACAAGATCTGCACCTTCTTTAAGAACTTGATCAAATACCCAATTAAACTTTTCTTTTCTACTCGTCATTTTATTTTCAACCACCTTTTTATTTTTATGTCCACAAAAATAGGACCCACAACCGGATTGGCAGGTCCGGCAGAGAGTCCAATGAAAATATTTCTTTTTATTTTGTAGCATCTTTATGTTATCACTTTATTCCTTTTTCAATCGAAATAATAGTGGGTTAAATTCCGATTATATTTTCCCTAATCTACAAGCGAGGTCAGATACTAGCTTATCCCTCTTGGCATACATAGTTGAGATAGCGTAATGGTATTCTTTCGCCAGGTCTTCCCATGTCCTGTAGTTCGTTCTATCCCAGAATCTCTTTGTTGCAATCTCTCTTGTCACATCATCCATACTGTCTATGATTTCATCTATCGATTGTTTTAAATGCTGATGATAGATAATGTACTGATCAGACTGCCTCTTAATTGCAATTGCCTCAGTTGGCTTAGAGATAAACGATGAACGGCCGCCGCCTATGTTCGTATCGTTATCCTCTTTCATTTCCAGTTCAGCCTGTTTAATGGCAATCAATCTATCTATAAACGGATACTTACGGTACTCTTTTTCCAGTTCCTTTTTATCAAAGTCACTTAACATTAAAAACTCTCTCATCCAGTCACCTTCCGTTTATGTAGTCGTCTATCTGCGCCCTTGTCATTTGCCCGATGTAAACCAGATGCATGTTGTCTATCTCCCATGGATCCGCATCCCTGTCTAATCCTATCCACCTAAAGTTAATCGCATAGATAGGCTTTGCTGGATGTTTGCCGCTTAATGTTTCGAACCAGTACAATACTTCATCCGCCATCAGTTACCTCCTAAGTATCTAACCTCGAACCCTTTGCAGTATCTTGAATCGCCTCTCGCCGCCTTCTGTATTGCATCCGCTCTAACACCTAACAATTCACCTGCCTCAGTGCTATTGTTAAACATTTTGAATAATCTACCACCTTTATCGTATAGTGCTACATTTCTACGGCCAGCTGCTTTATCTTTATCGTCCAGATCTGCATAAAGCTGAAGCATCTTGATATCTGGATGATCATCAGGAAACTTTGTCCATTCACCCATTTGCTCAAGTTTAGTTAGCTGATCATAAAACCTTTGGGATAAAACCATTATTGATCACTCCTTCAAGTCTGATTCTTTGACAAATACCCCATTAATCATTTTGCCTTTGCGCTCTTTAATTTCGTTGTAAGCCTTCTGTACGCAGTCCTCAATATCTAATCCAAGCTGCAAGGCTAGGATAGTCATGACTACATACATATCCCCTATGGAGTCCTCTACTTGCTCAGGCTTATCCTTTGCCAATCCTTCAGCCAATTCGCCAAACTCCTCAGCAAGCTTTAGCATTTGCTTTGTAGGGTCAGCAGTATCAAGACCTCTTTCTCTTGCCCATTCTTCAATCAATCCGGTTAATACTGTGATCATTTGCTGTTCTCCTTTTCTCTGACACTATTTAATTTTTCTTCAATTTCCTGTTGTTCATCCCATCTATGTTCAAGGCCGTCATACCTGACATGTTCAAATAGCTTGCCGTCCTCTAGCTTATACCACTTGCCTCTTGGTTCGTTTCTGCATCCAGCAATGATAATCTTCAATGGCTTATCCTCAACGTGAAACAGGTCAAATCCTTCCGCTTTCAGGTGGTTTATTGCTTCTTCTTCTGTCATTCTATACCTCCTTTGATAGTTCCGGGTTCTCGTAGCGGTTGCCAATAACAGTGAAATACATCGGGCCTTCATATCTGCCAAAGTCTTCGAATGGATACAATGAATGGAATTCATCAAATTTCACTGTATATGTTATTAAATACTGTCCGTTGATTGCATCAAAATATGCTGTTATAACATCCCCATCATAAACCTCAACACCATCCTTATCCTTCCGTCCAGTGTATTGGCCCTCTGAGCCTCTTTTAATTGACCAGGTACATGAAGATTGATTCCCGATAGGTGAAATGATGTCATGTAAAAAAGGTTCTTCTCTAATAACTAAATAGCCATATACCCATTCACCTGTCTTTTCTCTAATTCCTCGAAACTTAATCTCTCTCATGCTATAGCGCCTCCTGAAGTACTGACAAATGAGTTACAGATTCATTTTTTATACGATGCTTAGCTCCAAAATCATCGTCTAAATGAATCCACCCATCTTTTACATTCAACATACCCTGGACTTTATTCAATGCCAATTCAGCATTTTCTTCACGTATTTTTATCGGAATGCAGTAGTTACCAACTATATGAATATTTACAATGTAATTATTTAATTTCATTTCTCTTCCTCCTGGATCCTGACAGCAAACTTCATCAGCAGATTGTATAAATCATGCACTTCACTATCTTTAAGCTTTGGCAAAAGCATTTTTACAGCTAACTTTATTTGTCCGCGTCTGAAATCTACACTCTCAGTCACGCACTTCCCAAAATCTATACTTCCCCCAAACTTTTCCATATGCTTATACATTTGCTCAGGAGTCGGAAGAGGATTCTGTCCGCTCCCGCTTTTGTAGCGTTCTTTTCTCTCAAAGAAGTTCATTTAGCTTCCCCCTATTTATTCTCTGTTATCGTGAATGGGATAATGCTTTCAGGCATGTAGTTGACTTCGTATCTGTATTGATTCACTTCCGCGCCTTCTAGATCCTCAACAACATACATATTCCACTCGGTCATGTTTACCAAATGCTTTTTATAGACCCCTTGTTCAACCTCAACCAGGATGACTAACTTATCTGAGTCGTCTGTATCAACTGAAATCCGGCCGATGACCTCAAATTCTATTTTGTCTGTTCTGACATTTATAACGGCTACTCTTCTAATGACATTGAAGTTATCAGCCTCTTGACTCACGTTATAAGATACTTCATCACTCTCTCTGCCATCGCATCCGCCCAATAAAAAGGCCCCCATTAGCATTACAGGTATTACTATTTTCTTATTCATTGCGTTTCCTCCTTATCTGAAAGCGGTCCGTAAAGTAAATAGGCCGCCACTTCAAGTTCTCTCATAATACACAGCCGATTCCTCCACAGTTTGAATTCATCTGAAGGCGGAAGCCAATCATCCCCAATCCCCCACTCAAATTCTTTTTTGCACTCTTCTTCGTCATCAGCAAGGATGAACTTCAAGCACCCGAGAAATGATAAGCCATATTCTTGAAACTCCCAGAAGTGAGCGATTCGATCTTTTGCGCATTGAGGCATAATCATTTCCGGCGGTTTGGCTTCACCATCATAAACCGTCCACCCATAAACGTTTTGTATGCTTTTTTCTAATTCCAAAATCGTATCCTTCTTCATTCTGATTCCTCCCTAACATGACGGTAATATCCATTTCTAAAATACTCGTAGTGCGCGCTATCATCTTCCCCAACCAGCCACACGTTCATGTCATGCATCTCTGCATCCGTCCAAGGTGCATCCCTAACAAAAGTATCATCCGTTTTGTCCTGCATATATACGTACAGTTTCATTCTGTATCCTCCCTAAAGTTCCACGGCTCATCATCTTCCCATTTGACATTTTTAAATACATCTTCGAAAAATATACACTCGAATGTATCAGGTCTAATCTCATCCATTTCGTTTATCAGGAGCCATTGAGTTGATAAAGTGTTTTTGCAATCACCCTTTGCAGGAGCTGCACTATATACGCATAACTCTCCATCCGCATCTCTAGCCATGTATTTAAATTTCTCAGGAATATGCTCAATGATCAGTCTTTCGAATGCTGATAAATTATGCTCATTTTTAATTTCTTCGACCTCTTTTCCGCAGTATGGACAGAATTTCATTCCGTGTTCATCAGGTGTACCGCCATAGGTGAATTCCCATTCAGCACCGCAACTAGTTCCCCATACACCATCATCGAACCTTGAATACATTCCCCATTTACATTTCTCATTCATCGCGCTCTACCTCCTAATGATCAGCGTTAAGTAATTCGATATGGTTAGTCGCCATATCATAATCAACTTTTGTTGCATGCAGTTCAGCCCTTAACTCAAGGACTGCATCTGCATATTCTGTTTGTTTAACTTCCAAATTGGTTCGGTATTGTTCCCGAATGATATTCAATTCAATCTCATGCCGTTCTTTCAGGTCCTCTGTCTTTTTGATGTCGATAGCAGCGAACACGATAGCCAATAACAGAATGAGCAACATGTAAAGGACTCTCTCTTTAGATTTCAAGTTCTTTTCTACCTTCCTTTCTAAACGTCATCTTTTTTTATATTTGATGGATGATTAATCATCCTGTCGTTAAAATCGCTTAAACGTGAAGTATGAGCCTAATTCTGATTACTAAAATCTCCGCGTAAGGTCTTCAGGCTTTTTAGCATCTCACCTAAAACAAACATGCGTTCTTTTGATAATCCTTTGTTTGTGATCTCTATCGTCAAGTCTTTAATCATCTTACTCAGGTTCTCTCTTGCATCCAGACCGTTTGAAGCAATTCTCTTGAGTGCTGCCAGTTCCGTGTCTGATATTTCCTTCTTGCTTAGTAGCTTT